TATCACCACAGGTAACTGAAGGTGATTCTAAATATGTTACAGGCGCTAAACCTGGAAACATATACAATACAGTTACGAATGAACTGTATGATGGTAAAAAAGGAATTAAAGTTATTCCTTGTTACTATAAAAAAGACTATCCAGAATGGTCTGATAGAGGAGAAGGATCAGCAGCTCCGGTTGCAATTCACTTACCTAACAGTCCAGTGATAGCTACAGGTAAGAGAGAAGGATCTAAAGTTAGATTACCTAACGGTAACTATATTGAAGAGACTGCTTCTTACTATGTAATGGTAGAAACTAAAGCGGGTGGATTTACTCCAGCTTTAATTACCATGAAATCAACTCAGTTGAATGTAAGCAAGAAGTGGAACGCAATGATGAAAACTGTTCAGATCCCTGACGGTAAAGGTGGATTTGCAGTTCCGCCAATGCATGGTGTTGTATACAACTTAGCATCTACTCTACAAAAAAATGATAAAGGTAGTTGGTATGGTTGGGTAGTAACACAAGACCGAATTTTAGAAACCAAAGATAAATCTTTGTACTTAAGTGCAAAAGGTTTTTCCGGTGATGTTAGAAAAGGGTCGGTGCAAACAAGAGCTGATGTAGAAGAGAGAGTAACTGAGAACGTACCGTTCTAAGTTAAACTAATCGGGGCCCCTTAATTGGGGCTCCAACTAAAATTGTTGTATGAAAGAAAAATTTAAAGAAATATTTAGTGGCCTGCAAAGTGCTTACGGTCAATATCAAAAAGGAGAACGTAGTGAAAGTGGAAAACAAAAAGGAAAAGCATTTATTATTAGAAAGCCGATCACGGATAATCTTTGGGAAGACCATCTTAACGGGATTGATCCTGCTCTTGGTATTATTCCAATTAATGAACATAATAATTGTAAGTGGGGTTGTATTGATGTTGATCAGTATAATCTTAACCACAAAGAATTAATACAAAAAATTAGAAGTTTAAATCTTCCATTAATAGTATTCAGATCTAAATCTGGCGGAGCGCATATATTTTTATTTACAAAAGAATTTATTTCAGCTGCATTAATGCAGACTACATTAAAAAGAATTTCTGATTCTTTAGGATATCAAGGTGTTGAGATATTTCCAAAGCAAACGGAAATACTTGTGGAACGTGGGGACACAGGTAATTTTTTAAATCTTCCCTACCATAACCAAACAAAAGGACTAAGATATGCGTTCGACGATAATGGCGCCGCTATGTCACTTGAGGAATTTTATAAGCTCTATGATGTTTATGCGCGCACAAAAGAGGAAGTTGAAAAAATCGAAATCAAGGAAACGAAGATAGAAGAAGCATTTAAAGATGGTCCGCCATGTTTAAATAGATTAGCTCGCGATGGCTTTGGCGAAGGATCTAGGAACAATGCATTATTTAATATTGCCATATTTTTTAAACAATCTGATCCTGATTCTTGGCAAGATAAAGTTGTCGCAGCTAATTTAAAGTATATGTCTCCGCCTTTACCTAATGGAGAAGTTCAACAATTAATAAAATCTTTAGGTAAAAAAGGTTACGATAAGTATAGATGTAAACTTCCACCTATAAATGAAGTTTGTAATGCAAAATTATGTAGAACTAAAAAATTTGGAGTAGGTGGCGATGATGAAGCTATGCCTGTTTTAGGTAGTTTAATAAAATATAATTCAAATCCACCGCAGTATTTTTTAAGTATAGGAGAAGGTGAAACACAAAAAAGAATTGAGTTAAAAGCAGAACATTTAGCAAATCCTATTTTATTTTCTGTAGCTGTATTAGAAAAAGCTGATTTAGTTATACCTAAATTAAAAGATAAAGATTGGAGAGAATATTATTTAAAACCTTTAATGGATAATTTAGAAACAGTTGAACCATTAGAATCTTTAGATCCAATAAATCAAATAACATCTTTATTACAAGATTGGACCACTAATAGACAGAATGCAAGAACAATTGATGATATCTTTAATAAACTTCCATATACGGATGATAAGAGAGAATTTACATATTTTAGAATGGATGACTTTTATAATTTTTGTAAAAAGAATAATTGGGAAATGGATAAGTCAAAGACAGGTAATCTTATTAAACAATTAAAAGATAAAGGAATATTTGTATCTGAAATTAGAATGAAAGTTAAAGGTCAAGAACCTAGATTAGTTAAAATTAATGCTATGAAGAAAATAGATGCGTCAGTTTCACAAACTAAATATCAGGAGCAACATTTTTAATGGGAGCAGTAGGTACAAATTGGTATTTAAAATATAAAAAAAGAATTGAATTCTTAGAAGATAAAAACAGAAAACTATCTATTAGGAATTTATTTTTAGAAAGAAAGATAAAAAAATATGAAAACAATAATACTGGGACCACCGGGGACAGGGAAAACAACAACGTTGTTAAACTTGGTGGACGAATTTATAAAACAGGGAATTAGACCAAAAGAAATTGGTTATTTCTCTTTTACAAAGAAAGCTGCAATAGAAGCAGCGACAAGAGCTTCTATAAAATTTTCATTAAGTCCGGAGAATGATTTAATTTATTTTAGAACTTTGCATTCACTTGCATTTAGAATGCTAGGTGTAACTAAAGATAAGATGATGAGTAAAGAAGATTATAGAGAATTTGGTATAAGATGTAATATTCCAATTAAGACCGCATCTTATTCAAATGAAGATGGTATATTTAATTCTGATAATGAATATTTAACTATAATAAATACAGCTAGAGTTAAGAAAATGGATTTATTAGAGTGTTATGATTTAAGAAGAAATTTATTAGATATAGAAAGAGATACATTATTTTTATTAGATCAAGAACTTAAAAAATATAAAGCAGAAAAAGGATTAAAAGATTTTACAGATTTATTAGAAGATTTTATAGAACAAGATATAGCTCCTAAACTTAAAGTTTTATTTATAGACGAAGCTCAGGATTTATCTCATTTACAATGGGAGATGGTTAGATCTATTTGGAAAAAAGCAGAAAAGACTTATATTGCAGGAGATGATGACCAAGCAATATTTAGATGGGCCGGAGCCGATATAGATCACTTTATAGCATTAAAGAATGAGGTGGATGAGATACAGACCCTTAAACAATCTTATCGTATTCCAGGAGGTCCTATACACGAATTATCACAAAGAATTATATCTAAAGTATCAAATAGATATGAAAAAACCTATAATCCACGTAAAGAAACGGGTTTATTGAAGTATTATACTGATATTACTCAAGTAGATATGTCGCAAGGAGAATGGCTAATATTAGCTTCTGCTAATCATTTTTTAAATGATGTTAAAGATTTATGTGAATTACAAGGTTGGTATTATCAATATAAAGGTGTCAATTCATTATCTTTAGAATTGTTATTAGCATTAAGTAATTGGGAAGATTTTAGAAATGGTAAAGAACTAAATTATCTACAAATTAAAAATATATATACATATTTAGGAGCCAATGTAACTCCTGGATATAGAGATGCTAAAACATTAAAAGCTGAAGAAAAATACACAATAAAAGATTGTTTGCAAAATCATGGTTTACTTACTGATAAAGTATGGTATGAATCATTTGAAGGTGTTGATACGATTACAGAAAACTATATTCGTAATATGAGAGCTAATGGTGAGAAGATAAATAAAACTCCAAGAATTCTTATGTCAACTATTCACGGCGCTAAAGGTGGCGAACGTGAAAAAGTTTTAGTTCTGTTAGATCTTACAGCAGCCGCAATTAAACAAGGAGATGAAGAACCGGATGATTTACATAGATTATTCTACACAGCTTTTACAAGAGCTAAACAAGAATTACATATTGTAGATCCAAGGGACTTTAATAAAGCATACACTATATGACAAATAAAATATTTTATAAACAGATAGGTGGCAAACATTATAAGACTATGAAAATACAACCATCTGTTTTTATAAACGAAAATCAATTACCATTTGCAGAAGGCAATGCAATCAAGTATATATGTAGACATAAATTAAAAGGTAAAAAAGAAGATATTCTAAAAGCAATTCACTATTTAGAAATGATTTTAGAAAGAGATTATAAAGATCAATAATAAAGGAGAGAAGATGGAAATAGCAATAGCATTATATGGAGTATCAATTGCACTGTACATTTTATCAATGATGCAATGACACGAACATTCCAACAAATATTATTTACACCACAAACAGAATGGGTGGTACCAGAAGAATTAAAAGATTTACGCGGTCATAAAGAAATAGCAATCGACTTAGAGACCTGCGATCCTCAGTTAACGGAACTCGGATCGGGGAACGTGGTTGGTCGTGGTTTTATAGTTGGTGTTGCAGTGGCTGTTGAAGGTTGGTCAGGTTATTATCCAATAGCACACGAAGGCGGTGGTAATATGGATAGAAAATTAGTTTTAAATTGGTTACAAGAATTATTTAAACAAGATGCTACATTTATATTTCACAATGCAATGTATGACGTTTGTTGGTTAAGATCTTCAGGAATAACTCCTCCAGCTAAGATTAGAGATACAATGATAGCTGCTTCATTAGTTGATGAAAATAGATGGAGCTTTACATTAGATGCTTTAGCTAAACAATATGCAGGAATAGGTAAAGATGAAGCTGTATTAAAATCAGCTGCAAGAGAATATGGAATTGATGCTAAAAAAGATATGTGGAAACTTCCATCTATGTTTGTTGGTCAATATGCTGAAAGAGATGCGGAATCCACTTTAAAACTTTGGCATAGAATGAGTGTAGAATTATCTGATCAAAATCTTTGGCCAATATTTAATATGGAATCAAAATTATTTCCTTGCCTTGTTGATATGAGATTCAAAGGTGTAAGAGTAGATGTTGAAAAAGCGGATAAAATTAAGAAACTTTTGATAGATAAAGAAAATAAAATACTTAATAAAATCAAAGACTTAACTGGAGTTTCAGTAGAATTATGGGCCGCAGCTTCCATTGCTAAAGTATTTGATTCTTTAAAATTACCTTACGATAGAACAGAAAAAACAGGAGCTCCTAGTTTTACTAAAAACTTTTTATCAAATCATCCAAATGAAATTGCTCAAGGTATTTCTTATGCAAGAGAAATAAATAAAGCGCACACAACTTTTATAGATACAATTGTAAAACATTCTCATAAAGGAAGAATTCATGCAGATATAAATCAAATTAGATCTGATGATGGTGGAACAGTTACAGGAAGATTTTCAATGTCTAATCCTAACTTACAACAAATACCTGTAAGACATAAAGAATTAGGTCCATTGATTAGATCTTTATTTATTCCAGAAGAATATCATAAGTGGGGAGTATTTGATTATTCACAACAAGAACCAAGAATATTAATTCATTATGCTAAATTACAAAAGTTAGATGGTATTAATGAAATTGCAAAATCTTATGAAGCAGGAGAAGCAGATTTCCATGCAGCAGTTGCTAAGATGGCAGATATAGAAAGATCTCAAGCTAAAACAATTAACTTAGGTTTAATGTATGGTATGGGTAAAAATAAATTAATGGCTGAACTTGGTTTAATGAAAGAAGCTGCAGAAAAACTTATAGCGCAATATCATAAGAAAGCTCCATTCATAAAACAATTAATGCAAGCTGTATCAAGAAGAGCAGATGAGTCAGGAAAAATTAGAACATTAGCTGGAAGAGTTTGTCATTTTGATCTTTGGGAACCAACTACATGGGGTGAAGGTTTACCTAAACCGCATGCCGAAGCAATTGCAGAATATGGTCATGGAATTAAAAGAGCAGGAACATACAAAGCATTAAATAGATTAATACAAGGATCAGCTGCTGATATGACTAAAAAATCTATAATAGCTTTAAGTGAAGCAGGAATTGTTCCTCATATACAAATACACGATGAATTAGATATATCTGTTCAATCAAGTGATCATGCAAAACAAATAGTAGATATTATGGAATCTTCAATTAAGTTAGAAATACCTAATAAAGTAGACTATGAATCTGGGGATAATTGGGGTGATATTAAATAGCTTTCAATGTCTTATTTAAATGCTAATATACCACCTATATACTGTAAAATAAGGAGAGAATACTTATATGACTTACGAAAACATAAAGGAGAAACTGAAGACTGCGTGGTATTTGGCCTGGGGAGTATTAGCGGGCGTGCGACGTTGTTTCATTGTTTACTCAGCAATGGTGCGATCTATTGGAGACTTCCTATCTCTGCTTTTGTTCAAAGAAGAAACAGCGATAATGTGCATAGCACACCGATGGAACATCAAGATCTCGACGATCTTCAGTTATGGAATTCATTTAGTTATTATCCTAGTGTTATTGTTTTTGATTTTTTAAAAGGTCAACGCTGTAAATACTTAGGGAAAAATAAAAAATTTTATAATGGTGAATATTTATTTACAATTGATTGGGCGCATCCGGAACCCAATGTCCTGGATACTGAACATTCCGAAATACCTGATCAACATAAGTGTGGGCATGTTATTGCTCTTGATAACGGTAATTTTGCAATTCAGCCTAATAATCGTGTTTTGTGGAACGTGCCTAGCTTTACTACTTCTACAAATTGGCCGGACTATAAGGTCCAAACTTCTTATTGGAATGTAGAAAATAAGAACTGGAAAACAGACAATACTGATGATATGTTTTATGAAATCAATGCCAAAAAAAATAAAAAAAATTAAAGAAGCTTTAAGAATAGTTTCACAAGATGTAAGAATTGAACATGGGGTTTGTCCTTATTGTCGTTCATTATCTCCTTTATTATTTTTATATAAAAGTTTTTATAGATGTGCTTTGTGTGGAGAAGAATCAGAACAATATGTAAATGGCGTAATTAAATATATACCTATTTCACTTCATAAACGCGCGACTTTAATATCAGAAAAAAATAATGGCTAAAAAAGTAAGTATAGGAAATGGTTTGTTTATTAAACAAACTAATAAAAAAAGACCTGGAAGACACTCAAAAAGGCCTAATAAACGTAACGATAGAAAAGAATATAAAGGTCAGGGAAGAAGATAATGAATGCCCGCCCTAGTTGTACTAGGACGAGCAAACAAAAGGTGTGAGAAGAGATCCCCACAATATACTAAAAATTATTTACTTGCAAGACTTGTTTTTATTGTTATAGTTTCCCATATGACTATGCAAGAAAGCATAAATAAATAAACAAAAAGGAGAGAAAAATGGCAGACCCAGCAAAGTATAAATCAGTATCCGTACCAATGGAAACTTATAAAATTTTATTATTTTTAAGTGATGGTAAATTAACGGATGCCACTTTAACTATTAGTAAAACAATAGAAGATTTAGCTAAAAAAGCAGCTAAAACAAAAGGCTATAAAAATGGACACTCAAAATAGAACTCATAAAATTATTTGTCATGATTGTAATGGTAATGGATATCGTAGAGATTGCTATGGAGAAGTTTACCAATGTAAAGAATGTAAATCACAAGGTGAAATAACATTTACAGAAGAAGAAATGTTA